CTAAAGTCATTTTGGGTCAAACCCTCACATCACAGGTAGACAGCACGGGGAGCCAAGCGCTAGGCAACGTGCACAATGAAGTACGACAAGACATTCGCGACCATGACTTACGCCAAATTGCTAACACGCTAAATCGTGACCTTGTATTGCCTATGCACGCGCTTAACAGCCTAAGCTACCGAGGCGACCCAAGACGTAAGCCGCGCATTATATTCGACACACAAGAGCCAGAAGACATCAGCCAATACGCTGAGAGCCTACCCAAGCTGGTCGACATTGGTTTTCGCATTCCGGCCAGCTGGGCGCAAGATAAGCTTCGCATTCCGGAGCCTGAAGGCGAAGAGGCCATCTTGGCTCGCGCTGTCGCCACGCCTGCTGTTAACGAGCCAGAGGAAAAGGATGCGGATAAGGACGACCCAAAACAAGAGCCGCAAACCGCTGCATTGCGTTTAGCGCTCGCTGCACTTAAAGCACAACAACCGAAAGACGACGGCGCAGATGTGCTTACTAAGCGTTTAGCACAACAGGCTGGCGAATCGTTCAGTCAGTTAATGCAACCCATTGAGTCGCTAGTGGCTAATGCTAATTCATTGGAGGCGCTATTAGAGCAGCTGCTGGAATTAGAAGACCAACTGCCCATTGAAGATTATCAACTACTTTTGGGCCAAGCATTTACCGCAGCTGAGTTAAGCGGACGATTTGATGTGAATGAGGGTAATTGATGACTATAAGACAACCAGCGAAAGTTAAATGTTGTAGATGTAGAAATATACATTTTGAAAATGAGAGGCTTGACAAGCGCGACCTCAGCCACAAAAAGCTAGCAGTCTATGACAAGGTTTGTCCGCGCTGTCAGTGTAAGTCTTACTACATTTTGGACGCGGAAGAAAAAGCCTAATGCCTGCCCAGTACGGCCCTCAGAAGTTTTCTGAAGCCATTACTCACTTTAGAAACAAGTTGAACATGCCCAGCGAACGCTGGGCTGATGTGTGGCGTGAACAGCACAATAACGCTTTTATGGTGGCTGGCGCAACGAAGACGGATTTGTTGGCCGACATTCGCCAAATGGTAGACAGTGCAATAGCAGAGGGCAAAAGTTTAAGCTGGTTTCAAAAAGAGTTTAAACACCTGGTTAAAAAGCATGGATGGGAACACACAGGCGGTGCCGCATGGCGAGCTAATATCATTTATGACACGAACATGCGCCAAGCTTATAACGCGGGTCGCTTCCAGCAGCTGCAGAATTTTCCTTACTGGCGCTATGCGCACGGGGATAGTCGCTACCCTCGCCCACATCACCAAAGTAAAGACGGTACCATTTTACCTAAAGAGTCGCCGTTCTGGCTTACCTGGTTTCCCCAAAATGGTTGGGGCTGTAAATGCAAAGTGTTTGGTGAGACAGAGCGCAGTATTAAGCGCAAGAACATGACGTTAAGCAAAGAGCCTGTTATTGAAACGCGCGAATGGGTAGATAAGAAAACAGGTGAAGCGCACCAAGTGCCTGTAGGTATCGACCCTGGTTTCGATTATTCGCCGGGCTCAAAATCGCAAGCCGATGTATTGCGCCAGCAGCAAATTTCAAAGCCGCCACTAAAAAACCGCCTTCCTGAACGTGCGGTACCTAGCGCTTACTCAACCAATAAGAATGTAACCATTCATGGGCTAAACAAGGTCATTTCAGAATTGAGTCAAGCGCAACCACAAATGCGTCAAGTGACCGATTTTATTACCACCTACGGTATGAAAACCTTGTTTCTGAAACCTACCGAAATGGTGCGTGGAAGCAAGAAAGCCAAAGAGTTGGAAGAGGACATTACCAGTTATTTAAATGTCCCAATATCAAAAGCCAATGGCCATTGGCCTGTACCCAGTAACACCGCACGACGTGCAAATGGTTACACAGCACTTGCTTGGAAACACGTCGTCGTAAAAGCCAAAACAGGTGTAAACTTAAATAAAATTGCCGACATTACCGACTTAACCAATGCGGTAGAGGCGGCAATACTCGCTTTACAGGCTGGCAAACGGCAATGGTCACTGTCGCATATAGTAAGGCACTATACAGACAGTGGTGATCATGGTGGCGCAATAATCACATGGCTTCATGAAATGGGACACCAAGTTCAATTTCAGGCCATGCGCATGGATATTCCTACACCTGGCTTAAATGAGAGTATTACCACTTACAGTATGCAAGACACCATGGAATGGCATGCCGAGCACTTTGCCGCATGGGCGCTTAATCGCGCCATGCTTGAAACGCACTATCCAGCGATAGTCGCATACTTCGACGAACTAATGGGGGAACTACTGTAATGAGTATTTTCGACAAAATTAACGCTGGCCATAAAGAAGAAAGCGAGCAGCTGCGTGACGCACAGCAAGTGCTTCAATCGTCGGTACCAACTGCAGAAAAGCAAGCGCGTATTGAAGCGCTAATGAAAAAAGCCCCTGAACATGAAAAAGCCATGTTTGGTGATCTTCTTTCTAACTTAGTGCTGCAGGCAGATTAATATGGCTGGCAGCTTCATTACCGTTCGTGCTTATGGCAGTGGTGAGATAAATGCGTTGCTTTCTCGCATTGCTAGGGCAGGAACTGACTTAGAACCAGCGTTCGCGGAAATCGGTGAATATCTGATAGAAGCAACCCAAGAACGTTTTAAGCTTGAGCTTGCGCCCAACGGGGAGCAATGGGAACCGCTAGCGCCAGAGACGTTAGCACGAAAAGGTGGCGAAGATAGGATACTGCAGCAATCCGGTACCATGCGTGATTTGTTAACCTATCAGATAACGGGAAGAGTACTCACATTCGGAAGCAACCAAGAATATGCCGCCACACACCAATTCGGTAGAGAAGAAGACGGCATACCTGCCCGACCATTCTTAGGTCTCACAACTGGGCCGTGGAGAGATGCAGACGAGATTGTTGAAATACTGCAAGACCACCTAAAAGATGCTATTGCATAAAAGCGCCCTGTAAGACATCCTAAGGCGACTTTGTTGATTAGACGAGCAAAGTTACCAATTAAAAAACTTAAACACTTCTAGTGAGATTTAAACAGCAATGAGAGAGAGCGTAACCTCTACCGAAAGAGAAAACTCGGTTTTATGAAGGATTATTCCAATTTTCTTAAATGGAGAGAACCTTTTAAGGTCTTGGCAAATAACTTTCGATCTCGTAATCTGACATCGAAACAAATATACAAGGAAACGTATGAAAAACATTTTAGCCGCAATTTTGCTTCTAACCCTTTTCGCCTGCCAATCGACGCAAAATCAAATTGAAGATGGATATAGGTTAACTCAGGACGAGTTCAAAGATTTTAAACGATACTCTATGCCCAGCGCAGGCGAATTGGATGGCGCACCCATGCTGTCACTAAGTCAAGCGTTTATCGAAGTATTTACTGACGTCAAAAAGGAAAGCGTTGGAACTACGCTTGCTGTAATACTTCATTACGAAGGATGGGTGTTTATAAACCCTGGCGAATCACTTGTATTATTAGTTGATGGCGAGAAAATGCCATTCGTTAGCCCCAGTGGTTCCGCATACAACCGGGGCGTACTTAAAGGGTTGGCTGGCGCGGTGGGTGGTATAAGAGTGAGAGAAGAAGCGCATTACCCAATCACTGTAGAACAAATAAAGAAGCTTGCTTACGCACAAGATGTGAAAGTTAGGATTTATGGCAGTCAGGGAAATGTTACTCGTGAGTTTAACGAAGACTATTTTGAATCGCTGAGGGCCTACTATGAAAAATTTATTCTTCCCAACGGTATTGTTTCGATATAGCCCAAACCTAGACTAATCCCCTTCCTTCCCTATCGCCCGACATACTGGTCGGGCTATGAAAAAACAACTAACCACACTTACATCTTCAGTACTTGGAGGCCGCCATGTAGCGACAACGCTAGCAGCAGCCGTGTCCTTTGCTGCCCTTTCGAACCAGTCGAACAACGCTGAGTCTCCACTTGGCGTTGCTGCCTGTACCTTTTCAATTGATATAGAACAGCCCTGGCAACAAATACTCCCGGGAGCTGACTTCGCTGCCTATGATGGCCGCCCTACTGAAGTGCCTGGTAATAAGTGGCGCATCGATAATGCCAAAGGCGAAGCCCTCGCCGCGAAATTAAATGCGCGAGCTGATGCGGGCGAGCAGCTGCTTGTCGACTACGACCACCAAACCCTACTTGCCAAAGAGAACGGTTCTAAAGCCCCTGCCAGTGCATGGGGTAATAAATTCGAATGGCGAGAAGACAAAGGCTTATTTGCTCAGCTTAATTTCACGCCCACCGCGCGAAAGCACATCAAAGACGGTGAGTACAAATACTACTCCCCCGTCGTCATTTACAACAAACACACAGGTGAAGTGTTAGACCTTCACAGCGCCGCTCTCACTAATGACCCAGCAGTAAAGGGCATGAGTCAAGCTGCCGCCCTTCATGCAAACGTTAATAACCAACCATCGGAGCCTACGCCCATGAACGAAGCATTAGCCCTGCTATTTAATCTGCTGGGTATTACTACCCCATCTACCGACATTGATGCTGCTGCATTACATGCACAGTTAACTAAACCAGGTGTGAAAGCCAAGCTTGACGAAATTAAGTCCAAGTTAGACGGCGCAGCGGAAAGCGACCAACAAATTGCCGCGCTTACGGCAAAAGTTGAGAAAGCCAAAGAAGGTATTAACCCAGCCGAGTATGTGCCTATTGAAACCTATAACGGCGTGGTAGCAGAGCTAGCAGCGTTATCGGCAAACCACAGTGCGGTAACTGTCGACCAGCTTATTGAACAGGCTCAAAAAGACGGCAAGTTCGTGGCGCAAGCAGAGCTGCCTTACTTACGTAGCCTGGGCAAAAGTAGCATGGCAGCGCTTAAGGCACAGCTTGATGGCCGCGCAAGCGTGGAAGCCTTTGGTGGTAAACAAACCAAAGAAAAGAAACCAGACGGTGAAGACCAAAACGCCGTTGCGGCCCTTACCGCTGACCAAAAGCTTGTAGCAGACCAACTGGGCATTTCCCACGAGGACTACGCCACCGAGCTTAAGAAAGACTAGCTCTACGCCTAACCACACACTTAATTTGGAGAAATAAAGCACATGGCTATTATTACCTCACCTGTATTAAACGCAATCCGCACTGGGTTTCGTAAAAACTTCGAAGACGGTAAAACCCGTGGCATGCCGATGTACAATGCCGTGGCCACCATCGTTCCATCCTCAACCAAATCGAACACCTACGGCTGGTTAGGGCAATGGCCGGGCTTCCGTGAATGGATTGGCGAGCGTCAGCTTAAATCACTTAAAGAGCACGGTTACACCATCACCAATAAGGCCTTTGAATCAACTGTGGCGGTTGACAGAGACGATATCGAAGATGACAACTTAGGCGTTTATTCGCCCATGATGGACGAAATGGGTTACGCCTCATCAGTATTCCCAGACGAACTGATATTTCCTTTACTAGGTGCTGGCTTCACGTCTACCTGTTACGACGGGCAGTACTTCTTTGACACCGACCACCCAGTGAATTCTGAAGTAGATGGCAGTGGTACAGATATCTCGTTTTCTAACGCAATCATTGATCCTGGTTACACAGGTGATGCCTGGTATCTGTTAGACACATCGCGAAGCTTAAAACCACTTATCTTCCAAGAGCGCAAAGGTATGCAATTTGTCGCTATGGATAACCCTAACGATGAACAAGTATTCATGAATAAGGTTTTCCGCTATGGCGTAGATTGTCGCTGCAATGTGGGCTACGGCTTCTGGCAAATGGCTATCGGGGTTAAGAAAGAACTGACTCCAGCAACCCTTTGGGAAGCCATCAACAAGTTCCGCAGCTTTAAAGCAGACGGTGGCCGTCCGTTAGGTTTAGGTAAGAACGGGTTAACGCTAGTCGTACCATCCTCACTGCACGAACACGCTACCAAGATTAACGAGCGGGAACAAATTGATGATGGCGGTGTGACGGTAAGTAACGAGCTCAAAGGCAAGTTTACGGTACTAAACCCCGATTACCTTCAAGCTTAATTTCCTAGAACCTTAACAATCACTACAACTACTACAACTGGCTTTTAAATAAAGGCCAGTTGTTTTGGAGAAACGTTATGTCAAAACTCGCTATTGTCTCATTAATTATTACCGCAAGTGTGCCTTCCTTTCGTCGTGCCGGCACAACCTTTACTGACGCCGGAAAAGCCTTCCCTGAAGGTTACTTTACAGAAGAACAACTTAACGACATTCACAAAGAGAAAAAGCTGTCTGTCCGCGAAGTGCAGTCCGATGCCATCCCAGAAGGCGTTGATACCTCACTTATCTCTGCCGCGCTCACCGCTTCCGCCGCTGAAGAAAAGACGAAAGAAAAAAAGACTGCCTCGCAAACCGAACCTACCAAGTCGACGGGAACGAAAGCAACGGGTAAAGCCAGCACAACCAACGACACAGGTGCTAGCGCCTAATTAGCGCTAGTCGGAGCATCACTATGGCGTATTGCACTACTGACAACTTAATTGACCGGTATGGAGCCGATGAACTGTTACGTCTTACTGACCGCGACAATAACGGCTTTATCGACGAGCAAGCAGTAAGTGCAGCCATAGAAGATGCCAGTGACTTGATTGATGGCTATTTGGGTGGGCGCTACACCCTGCCCCTTAATGTTGTACCTAGCGTGCTAATTAAAATATGCGCTGACATCGCCAGGTTCAATATGTACGACCACACCGTTCCTGAAACCGTCGATAAGAACAACAAGGCGGCAATGGACTTTTTGAAGTCGGTGGGAAAAGGCGAAGTGCGGTTAGGTCTATCAGATAGCAACGAGTCGCCTGCATCTGACGACCAGATACAAATTCATAGTGAGGAAGGCGTGTTTAGCCGTCGCAACTCCAAGGGGTTTATTTGATGCTGAATTTGGTTAAACCCCGCATCGCCAGCCTGTTCGACGAGGTTGGCACCGCCGCAAACGTGAGAAAAGCAATGAGCCAACCACTGCATCGCAATAGCGCAGCGTTTGTCGTGCCAGTCAGCAATCGACCCATGACAAATAGCCGTGATGTCGATATGGGACGTCC